GTTGTGTCCTAAGTCATCTATCTTGGTGCTTTCCATCGCACCTATGAATAGCAAGCCAATCATAAAGAATGCTCCGCTTACCATGAGTATGCACGTTAGTGCTATTGCTGTTTGTCTAGTCATTAGTTTACTCCTTAGTTGTTTCTATATAGACTTCTTTATAATCCGCGTCACTTGATGTGACAACATTATAAATCCAATTTAAACATTTATCATCCTTTACAAAAACGCTGTCGTTAGGATTTAATGTTTCTAGTTCTTTTATTAATTCTCTGACTGTCATTAGTAGCTCCATATTTGTGGTGGTAAATTTTCTGCTTTGCATAGTACTGCCCATTCTGAATTATAGATAGGCTTGTCATCTACACGTCTTACAAAGGTGTCGTGTAAATAAGGATTATAAGTTATCTGATAAACAGCCAAATCAACTGGCATACTCAAGATATCTTTCGACTCATTATCATTTGGCATAAGCGTACCGCGTACAAAAGCATGTACGTTTTTACTTTTCTCGCGTCTTACTCTCTGCTTACCTTTCTCGCCTACAATATACTGTGGATTTTTTATTGTCACTTTGTCTCTATGTGCAATAACTTTTCCATTGCATCGTATCGAAAAGGTTTTTTTGTGTAGATTGTAATACACATCTACTTTTATTCCTTTGAGTAAAGGATAGTGTGGGTTCACGAGTGGCTTGATGTGTCCACTGCTTGCCATCATTTCTACATATCTAGGTATCGTGTTCATCTTGTATCTCCTTTTCTGCTTTTTCACATTCATAACACTGGTATTCCCATTCATCTCCGCAATGCTGACAATCTGGGTCTTTATATAGGTGGTTTATATACTCATACATTTTTCTTTGCTCCTATTACTATATCCCATGTGAAGTCAGACCCATAATAATCTATTGCAGACTTAGTGTCTGGGTCTAGGTTCATTAGAACGTCCGCGATAATCTCGCCCACGTCCTGTTTCTGTTCATCACTCATATATTTAGTGATAAGGAATTTAAGGTTGTCACTCATGACTTGTCTCCTCTAGTTAAAGTAATTTGGGAATGCTAATTTAATTGCATCACCGCTAATATCTACATATAAATCCTCAGATTGTAAGTGTTCCATAAAAGAATTCCAAGCGTCCTCACAATCTCCATCATAAATTTCTTTTGCCCAAGTATGGACAATATTTTGTATAGACTTTTCATGGTCTATTGGTAATTCATTCTTAAATATAATCATAGATTTTCTCCTTATCCTACTACAAATCCGCTATCGTCATGCACCGCTTTACCTTTGGCATACAATGCACATATTACACCTTGTGGTTCTAGAAAACGTGCGTCTCCATCGTCTCCACCTACTACGTCCATACCCATAAATTTCGTGGGTATATCCTCAACGTGCCTAAACACTACAGCAATACGCATGCCTAGTGCCTTGGCTGTATCAACAAACTTTTGGTATAGTTGTACTCCTGAATAGCTAAAAGTCAAGTCATATACCTTTGGGTCGGGTATAATTCTGTTGGGTATTTTGGTATAGTCGTACCATCTCACTCCATATTTGTTATACATCTCAACCATGAAGTCCCACGCTATCAATTCCCATCTAAAATCCCACGTCCCATTGGGTCGCACCGCACATACAAGATTATTCTTTTGGCAATACTTTGCATGCGTCAACACTTCTTTCTTAAACATCTCCATAAACTTCTCGCGGTACTGATTAAAGAATAATGTCTTGCGTAGTCTACTCATCTGTACGCTGTTCATCGCTCCACGTCCTGCCATATCTAAACATGGGGTGTCACACTCTGCAACATGCGCCATAGGACACATATTTACACCAGACTTTTTTGCAGGACTACCATAGTTTACAAGTATGGATATACCTTTTTTGAAGTCTTTTGATGTTTTAGGATTATCCTTGTTGAATATCTTACTAGGAAATTCCGAAAACCATTTTGTATACTTATCGCTTGTCAGTATCTGGTCGCGTACTTCTGGCGATAGTTTGGATAAATCATATATAATCATCTCTCAACTTTCCTATTCTTTTTTGTTTTTGACCATGCGTCATAAAATCGTCGGCTATATTCCTCATCGGAAACTTTGCCATCTCTTTTATCTTCAGCTAACTTTTTTAACTTCTCAAAGTCTGCTTGCATTACAAATTTAGATTGTCTCATTACACTTACTCCTTTTGTTATGTAGTGTGGGGATACAATGCACTTGTGCATCGTACCCACCCAATATTAGATAGCCACTTTTCGTAGGTTCTTTCTAGATACCCACTGTCCAGTGGTAGCGTCTCTATCTACTAGAAAATACTGCTTGTGACTAGAGAATGAGCCTACTGGCTTGTTATATCTGTTAGTCTTTCTCTGATAAAACACTTGTGATATTTCATCAAAAGTTTTGATTGCAGATTTTACGTTGATAGTTCCGATATATGTTTCTGTATTTTTCATAATACATCTCCTAAGTTGGTTATGGTTGTTGTGGATATATCATTATATCCCCACATTACATATAATAATATAATATGATAGGCACTTACGACACCGCGTTTTACAGTGCCTATCAAATATATTAGGTGAGTAATCAAGATGTTAGCTTATTGCGTTGGCGCATAAGACAATCCAAGTCTCGCACATTTACGTTAATAACAATAAATTAATAATCTTGCGTTATAGTAGTTTAGTTCCATCGCGTCCTCTGATGGGTGTCCTCTAGTGCAAACATATAACTGCTAAGTTTCTAAAGGTGGTAGGTACAACTATTAAAACCTACCCGAAATTTATCGCCCACTATCCACTTGCCTACCAAGGTATTCCATCTCGACTATCTTGAGCCAGAATGCGCCAAGCCAAACTTGGGACTTGTTACCAACTCAAACAGTTTCGAAACTTTTGTAAACCTTGTAACATAACTCTTACACAGTCACAGTAGTGTTCGCATTGATGAGTCGTTATTTCGCGTTACTCACCGCCTACCCCGAAAGTAGGCTTTTTGGTTTGCGCCTTTATCGCGCTTGGGGTGGTAGTTGCAAACTTCGTGCCAACTTTTGCACCCCTGATATTTTTTCTCTCTTTTTTCTCGTATCGTATCTCCTAAAATGTTTTTGCCGTCGTTGGGGGGATACTTGCACGTGCCATGCCAACTTTAAAAATTTAGTAAAAAAAAGTTAAAAAAAGATAAAAAAATTTTTTACATATATAAATAGTGTTTTTATAGGCTTTTTTTATATGGGGTTTTGGCATGGGGTCGATGATAGTAAAAATGGGGGTATATATCTCGTACACCGCCCCAGTGGGATACCCTTTTTTTGTGTCAATTTGTTGACAAGTCAAATGTTTGACAGGCAACTGACTGATAATCAGTTAACTTTATGCATGAAACCCCTTATTTTATTGGCTTATATGCGCTTACAAATTATTGACAGCATAAAATATGCTTTTTCTGGGGGGTCGAAGTGATAGTGGCACGCTATTTGCTTTGGGCGGGCATGCGCCATGACGGGGTATATGGTACGTATATACACAGAAATACACAGATTAGGTATTTTGAGTGTTAACCACAAGAGTAACTGAAAACTATTTGCATGTTAGCAGCAAGAAATGTCTTGACAGGGGTTGACAACTATGGTATAATTATACATAACTAGGTTCACTTAAAGTGATACATTAAGATGTTTATAAATTAAGATTGTTAATAACACTTAAATGTACACTTAAATGGTTTTTCTATAAAAATAATTTAAGAAAGTTCTTGACTTTGAGTAAAAAATCAGTAAAACTATACACTGATGATGTACTTACATCTTTTTATGATGCTATCCGTACTAATTCTGTAGAGCGTTTGCACATTCCGCATAGCGATGTGTTCTATGTTCGTGCTGCTGTTGAAGCGAAGTACGGAAAAAGGTTCTCTCTTAAACATGTAGAGACCATAATGAAAGAAGAAGGGTGGACAGAGACTGATGGGCAAGAAAGTTCCAGTGATATCAATAGGTGTCGGAATGGCTGACATGGATAAACTAAAGAAGAAAATGAAAAAAGCCGAAATGATGAATGGTGGTATGGCTAATGGAAAACAGCACATGTATTCTAACGGTGGAAGTGTTACAGATAACTTGCCTAACAAAGGATTGAAAGCACTGGCAAAGTCAGAAGCCGGTAAAAAGGCAGTCCGCAATATGGGATTTAACGTATAACACACCCGATAGAGCGTGACATTCGTAATTGGTCACATAATTTTTTAGAATTACCCAGTGAGAAACTAAACGGATTACCACCCTGTCCTTATGCTAGGCAGGCTTGGGTTGATGACAAAGTTAAGTTTGATATCAATACAGGTTTAGAAGGATTACTAAAAACAGTATCAGAGTTTGACACACATAACTATGATATTGTTGTATGGGCAGAAGAGAACCTACCCGACATGGACTATTTAGATGGTTGGTGTGATGGTGTAAACGAAGCTCTATCTGTCTGTGGTAAAGATATGCACCTCATGGTGTTTCATCCAGACTATGATGCTACAGAAGCAGGTCTGGATTTTCTCGTTGATGACGGTGTTACAGACGAGAGCTTAAGCTACTGCATGGTATTCGTGCAGCGGCTATCCACCCTAGACGATGCCGCACTAAGTCTGGAGAAGTCTGGGTATTACAAACACTTTCCAACAGATGTGTTTGAATCATTAGTGCTAGACAGAAGGAGACTGAGAGATGGCAATGCATGGCAAAGCAAAAATGGCTAAAAAGAAAATGCGTGGTGGAGGAATGTCCATGATGGCAAAGAAGAAGAAAATGATGCGTGGTGGCATGTCCGCAAAGAAGAAGATGATGGGCGGTGGCATGGCTAAAATGGCGAAGAAAAAGATGATGCGCGGAGGTGCATCTATAAAAGGAAAAAAGTCCTAAAGGCAGAAAAGGGAACTTCCGTCAGTAAGTCAATGAGACCTGAAGTTATAACTAAAGATGATATTCTTGATGCTATGATAGCTAGGTCTGCTAGAATGTCTAATAGTAAAGGCACACTTTCTAGGAAAGAAGCTTCCGAACTTCTAAAAATATTCGAAGAAATGAAAAGGTAAGCTAATGGTCTACTTGTCAGAGTCATCGGTGCATGGCTTTGGAGTTTTCGCTGACAAGAACTACAACATAGGAGATACACTTGAACTATGCTATTATCTTGTTACTGATGATTCTGATATGACCAACACCTGCATACTACACGATTATGTGTTTGGTACACCGAATGAAGAAGAAGAGTATTTAGTTCCACTAGGAAACGCAATGATGTATAACCACAGTAGTGACCCTAATGCTGAGTGGGAAATACATGACGATAATAATTTTATACGATTTAAAGCTGTAAAGAATATTAAAAAAGGTGAAGAGATACTTCACGATTATGGCGATGAATATTGGGAGAGTAGAAATGGTAAAGGCAATAGCAAAGAAGAAGATAAGCAAAGTTGCGAAGGGGCTGAAGAAAGCTTCCAAATCACACGCAAAGCAAGCTAAAACTTTATCTACACTAAAATTAAACAAAGGTAGCACCGTCAACAAAGCAGGCAACTATACCAAGCCCGGAATGAGAAAGCGTATGTTTTCAGCAATTAAAGCAGGTGGTAAAGGTGGCGCACCGGGACAATGGTCTGCAAGAAAAGCACAGATGCTTGCTAAAAGATATAAAGATGCAGGTGGAGGTTACAGGTCGTAATGGCTGACCCCAAAAAAGGAACAGGCAAAAAGCCAAAAGGAAGTGGTAGAAGATTATACACTGATGAAAATCCCAAAGATACAGTCCCTATTAGATTTGCCACTGTGGCTGATGCCAAGAGAACTGTGGCGAAGGTTAAAAAAGTTAAAAAATCGTTTGCGAGGAAAATACAAATCTTGACAGTGATGGAACAACGTGCTAAAGTAATGGGTAAAGACGCTGTTGTTAAGATTGCTAAACTAGGCAAAGAACAACTAAGGAAGCGACATGGCACTAGCAAAGTCACAACGTAGTCTTAAATCGTGGACAAAACAAAAGTGGAGAACAAAGAGTGGTAAACCCAGTGCAAAAACTGGAGAGCGTTATCTACCAGAAGCTGCAATCAAGGCTCTATCACCCCAAGAGTACGCAGCGACAACTAGAGCTAAAAGAAAAGGCAAGGCAGCAGGAAAACAATTCGTTAAACAGCCTAAAAAAATCGCTAAGAAAACGCGAAGTTATAGAAAAGTTACATAACGTAGGATATTTTGAATAATGGCTATTGTAGAAACAGCTAAATATTTTACAACTGCGAAAGACCTTTCAGCAACATCTGGTGGAGCAAGCGGTGATGTAATATATACTTGCCCTGCTAATTTTATTTCGCTTATTAAATTTTTACATGTATCTAGCGGTGCAAGTGGTGCAAAGAAATACAGCCTTCAGTGGTATGAAGCTGCAACAACTACTTATCATTTTATTATAGATGAACACAGTGTAGCAGGTAATGGCATTGAAGAAGTAATAGAAGGTGGTGCATATCTTGCATTAGCTGCAGGTGATAAAATTGTAGGGTTTGAAGAGTCAAGTTCAGACTTTCATGTAATTGTGTCTGGTGAAGAACATTTTCAGACTGCATAATATAGGATAATTTAAAAATGATTGTTAAAGCATGGTTCATAGTAGCTGTAATGTCTGGTGTATATACAGACGGAACTAAAGATATATTTATATTTCAACATCCAGTAGACCACGGACATTTTCATAACGCGGCTATGTGTCAAAAGTTTATAGGAGACCATCCTTTTAAAATAGCCAAAGCACTAATTAGTCAGTATGGTAGCAGACCACCAGAGCAGATTATGTGTGTTCCAGAAGACACAGTTAGATTGTTTATGGAAGAGGGTGGTAGACGAGGAGAACCGACCTAGTGCTATATGAGCCTACATGTGAGGTTTGTGGTCATCACATTGAAGATGATAAATGTGAGTATTGTGAGCAGACTGGTAACAATGGTGACTGGGTAGAAGAAATCATAAAGGATAAAGATGACTCCAGAGACTCTTGATAAATGGCGAATACTTCCAAGACTTATGATGTTAGTTATGACGGGCGTTTACATACGCTGTATAGAATGGGCTTTGAGTCAGCCAGAGTTGACTACACAACAAGCAGGGCTAATTTCCGTGATTACTGGAGCGATGACAGGAAGCTTTGCAATCTGGATGGGGGCAGAGAAATCCGAACCCAGAAGAATGGAAAGAGAAGAGAGATGATTAGATATTTAAAAAGGTTATGGTGTGCTTTGTTGAACAAAAAATGTTCAGATACATGCACATGCAAAGACAATGGTTAGAAACTATAAACGTGAGTATGCATTAAGTGGTGGTAAGCCCAACGAAAAGAAGAACAGAGCTTCTAGAAATAAAGTTAGACGAGCATTAACACGAAACGGAACTGTACGTAAGGGTGACCGTAAAGACATAGACCACATAGATAAGAATCCTAGAAATAATGCACCGCGAAATCTACGAGTAATAAATCGTAGTAGAAACAGAGCAAGAAAATGATAGGCACATTACTGAGTTCAGTATCTAGTTTAGCTTCATCATATATTGAAGGTAAAACAGCGATACAAAAAGCCGAAGCTACTATTCGTATGAAAGAAGCAACAGGCGAGATTGATTGGGACTTAGCTGCTATGAGGGCATCACAGTCCTCGTGGAAAGACGAATGGCTTACACTTTTGTTTAGCATTCCTCTAGTACTGAGCTTCTGTGGTGAGTGGGGTAGGGGTATAGTAGCAGATGGATTTGAAGCACTTGCAGGTATGCCGCAGTGGTATCAGATTGCGTTAGGAGCTATAGTATCTGCGAGCTTTGCCACACGCTCTGCAGGTAAGTTTTTTAATAGGATGAAAAAGAAATGACAGCTAAATTTTTTGAACACAAAACTGTAGACAAAACTAAGAAAGCTAAAAAGAGTAAAAAGGTAGCAGGAGTTATCAAAGAAGAAATGGTTGACCCCATACGAAAGTTTATTAAAGAGAGAAACTTAGATAAGTTGAAAAAGTCCTTACAAGAAGAATATATGAAGTCAGTAAGAGATAGAAAAAAATATACTTAATGGCAAAATGGAGATTACCAATGTTTAAATTATCGCAGCGTTCATTTCAAAGACTCGCAGGAGTCCATCCTGACTTAGTAGAAACGGTGAAGTTAGCTATAAAAAAATCAGATACAGACTTTGGTGTAATATATGGAGTCAGGGATTTAGCCACTCAGGAAAAGCTTTATAAGTCCGGAAAATCACAGACGATGAAATCTAAACATCTTGTGCAGGAAGATGGATACTCACATGCTGTAGACTTAATGGCTTATGATTCTGGAGAGCCATCATGGGATATAGTGGACTATGATAACATAGCAGATGCCATGAAAGCTGCTGCTTTAGAAACTGGAGCTAAAATTTGTTGGGGCGCAGCATGGCAAATAGATAACATAACAAAATGGGATGGCACAATGGAGCAAGCCATGAACGCTTATATAGATTTACGTAGGAGTCAGAACCGCCGCCCGTTCATTGATGGTCCTCACTTCCAATTGACAACATGACATCAAAGGTGCGAAAGAAAAAACGTGACGACATGAAAGGCATGTCTGTAAAAAGTGGGGACAAGCGACCCACTAAGTCAGGCGCAGGTATGACCGCAAAGGGAGTTGCTAAATATAGACGCAGAAATCCCGGTTCAAAGTTACAGACAGCAGTTACAGAAAGCAAACCTACAAGTAAAGCTAGAGCAGCAAGAAGAAAGTCCTTCTGCGCTAGAAGTGCAGGACAAATGAAAAAGTTTCCTAAAGCAGCAAAGAATCCAAACAGTAGACTGCGACAGGCAAGAAGAAGGTGGAAGTGTTAATATGGATAATGGAAAAAAATATGGTTACTCTTCTGTAGATAACATAACAGGAAAGAAGTTTAATACAGATTCTTTGTTTAATTTTACTCCTGCTAAAAGTAAAAAAGATTCATTGTTTGGTGGTGGCATAACAGACCCACATATGAATATTAAAGGTGGTAAGCTACGACCTGATATACGAAAAAATTACGTTGGTATAAAGTTTACAAAAGAGTTTAAGAAAAGATGACAAGACAACTTACAGAAAAACAACAGAAACTATTAAGTGTTTTATTTGATGAAGCAGGCGGTAATGTTACTATAGCAAAAAAGATTGCAGGATACGCAGATACATCTAGCACTGCAGACATTGTTAAAGGCTTGAAAGATGAGATACTTGAAGCGACACAAATGTGGATGGCACGTAACGCACCAAAAGCTGCAATGTCAATGACAGGAGCTTTGCTAGAACCTACAGAGCTAGGCATAAAAGAAAAGATGACAGCAGCAAAAGAAATACTTGACAGAGTTGGTTTAGTAAAAACAGAAAAGATGCAAGTAGAAGCAACAGGTGGTGTGATGCTTATGCCACCAAAAGCAGTAGTAGAGGACGATGACTAGAAGCATTGGCAGGTGGAAGCTACCACAACCAACAGATATAAAAGAAGATAACGAGTGGATATCTATACCACGCATTGCCAGAACTATACCTTTCGGTTATGTACAAGACGAGAATGACCCTGACGTTTTACGACCTGTACCCGATGAACTAAATTTGCTAGAAAAAGCAAGAACATATGTAAATCAATATTCATATCGACAAGTAGCAAATTGGATATCAACTCAGACAGGACGCTACATATCACATGTAGGATTAAGAAAACGATTAGAGAATGAGCGACAACGTAAGAACCAAGCTAAAGGCATCCGCCAGTGGGCAGACTATGCGGAAAAGGCAATCGCCAAAGCGAAAGCCCTTGAAGAAGAAAGAACAGGCGCAAGAGCCACAGGTTAAGATAGAAGAAGTTTCACATGAAACAGAATCTGTTGAGGAGCATGCGAATGTTTTGTTTAAGCCGAATGAAGGACCTCAAACAGACTTCTTAGCTGCAAGTGAACGAGAAGTTTTGTACGGAGGTTCAGCAGGAGGTGGAAAGTCATACGCAATGTTGGCAGACCCACTACGCTATATGGGACATCCTTCATTTAGCGGACTACTACTGCGACATACCACAGAAGAGTTACGAGAACTTATATTTAAAAGTCAAGAACTCTATCCAAAAATATGGAAAGGTATAAAGTGGTCAGAGCGAAAGATGCAGTGGACTGCGCCATCAGGTGCAAGATTGTGGATGTCCTACCTAGATAGAGATGAAGATGTACTACGATATCAAGGTTTGGCATTTAGTTGGATAGGATTTGATGAACTTACTCAATGGGCAACACCATACGCTTGGAACTATATGCGAAGTCGTTTACGTTCTACTGCTCCAGACCTACCCATCTTTATGAGAGCAACAACAAACCCCGGTGGTAGAGGTCACGCTTGGGTTAAGAAAATGTTTATAGACCCTGCAGCATACGGAAAGGCATTTGATGCAACAAATATCGAAACAGGAGAGGTATTACGCTACCCATCTGGACACTCTAAAGCAGGAAAGGCTCTCTTTAAAAGGAAGTTTATACCGGCAAGATTATCCGATAACCCATTCTTATCAAAATCTGGGGATTATGAAGCAATGCTCCTCTCGCTCCCAGAACAACAAAGAAGACAGTTACTGGAAGGGGATTGGGATATTAAAGAAGGGGCAGCTTTTACTGAGTTCAATCGTGACCTTCATGTTGTCGAGCCTTTTAATATTCCATCTAACTGGGTAAAGTTTAGAGCGTGTGACTATGGATATGGCAGTTACACAGGAGTTATATGGTTTGCTGTATCACCGAGTGAACAGCTTGTAGTATATAGGGAGTTGTACGTATCGAAAGTATTAGCCACAGATTTAGCCGACATGATATTGGAAATGGAAGCAGGTGATGGCAATATTCGATATGGTGTTTTGGACAGTTCTTTGTGGCATAAGCGTGGGGATACTGGTCCTAGCTTGGCTGAACAAATGATTGGTAGAGGATGTAGGTGGAGACCGTCTGACAGAAGTAAGGGTAGCCGGGTTGCAGGTAAAAATGAGATACACAGAAGATTACAAGTTGATGAGTTTACTGAAGAGCCACGTTTGGTTTTTTTCAATAACTGTACAAATGTTATCTCTCAACTGCCCTCAATCCCACTGGACAAAAAGAATCCAGAGGATGTAGACACAAAAGCAGAAGACCACTTGTATGATGCGTTAAGATATGGTATAATGTCAAGACCACGATTTAGTATATTTGATTATGACCCAACAATGAGCAAGGGAAACAATATGCCAATAGCAGATTCTACTTTCGGATATTAAGGAGACTAAATGGCTGAAGAAGATATAATGATGGAAGAAGACTCCATAGCATTAAGCGACACAGAGGATTCTGTATCCGAAGATGCCAACATAAATAGTATAATACCATTTGTAATGGAGCGTTATAAACGTTCAGAAGATTATAGATATCAAGATGAGCAACGATGGTTAAAAGCATACAGAAACTACAGAGGACTATATGGTCCTGATGTGCAGTTTACTGAAGCAGAGAAGTCTCGTGTATTTATAAAAGTAACAAAGACTAAAACTCTTGCAGCATACGGACAAATAGTAGATGTTCTATTTGCCAATCAAAAATTTCCTCTTTCCGTAGAACCAACAGAATTACCAGAAGGTGTAGTAGGTGATGTGAGCTTTGACCCACAAGAGCCTGAACAAGTGCGTGATTTACAAAGTCCTTATGGATTTGCAGGAGATGGAAATGACTTACCACCGGGAGCAACTGAAACATCTTTAATGGAAAGATTAGGCACTTTAAAAGAAAAACTAGAGCCAATAGAAGATAAATTAAAAGAAGGTGCAGGAAAAACACCGTCTGCTATTACGTTTAGCCCTGCTATGGTTGCGGCAAAAAATATGCAGAAAAAAATACACGACCAGTTAGAAGAGTCAGGAGCAAATAAACATTTACGAAGTGCATCATTTGAAATGGCATTGTTTGGCACAGGTATAATGAAAGGACCTTTTGCTGTAGACAAAGAATATCCAAACTGGAATGAAGAAGGAACGTATGACCCTAGATTCAAAACAGTGCCACAGGTAAACTATGTATCTGTTTGGAACTTTTATCCAGACCCAGATGCAAACAATATGGAAGAAGCACAGTATGTGTTAGAGAGACACAAGATGTCTCGTTCTCAACTTAGAGCTTTAAAGAAGCGTCCGTATTTTCGGGATACAGTTATTGATGAAGCTATACAGATGGGAGAGAACTACAACAAAGAGTATTGGGAAGATGATTTGTCTGATTATGCACCAGAACATGGTGTAGACAGATTTGAAGTATTAGAGTATTGGGGTATGGTGGATACAGCCTTGATAGAAGAACAAGGTGTTGAGATACCTGCAGAACTACAGGACTTTGATGAACTACAGGCAAATATATGGATATGCAACGGTAAACTTATACGAATGGTGCTTAATCCATTTAAACCTGCAAAGATACCTTATGTTGCCGCACCATACGAACTAAACCCATATAGCTTCTTTGGTGTAGGTATTGCAGAGAATATGGACGATACACAAACCTTGATGAATGGTTTTATGCGTATGGCTGTAGATAATGCAGTGTTATCGGGTAACTTAATTGTGGAGGTAGACGAGACAAACCTAGTTCCCGGTCAAGACCTTTCACTATATCCCGGAAAAATATTTAGAAGACAGGGGGGCGCACCCGGTCAGGCTATTTTTGGTACGAAGTTTCCAAATGTATCATCAGAGAATATGATGTTGTTTGATAAAGCCAGAGTATTAGCTGATGAAAGCACAGGCTTTCCGTCCTTTGCACATGGACAAACAGGTGTGCAGGGTGTGGGTAGAACTGCTAGTGGTATATCAATGTTAATGAACGCTGCAAGCGGTAGTATAAAAACAGTTATAAAAAATGTAGATGATTATTTACTTAGACCTTTGGGCGAAGGTTTATTCAGATTCAACATGCAGTTTGATTTTGACCCAAGCATAAAAGGTGACTTAGAAGTAAGAGCTAGAGGTACAGAAAGTCTCATGGCTAACGAAGTGCGTAGTCAAAGGCTTATGCAGTTCTTATCTGTAGCAAGCAATCCTGCTCTTGCCCCATTTGCTAAGTTTCAGTATATAATAAGAGAGATTGCAAAGTCAATGGATTTAGACCCCGACAAAGTAACCAACAACATGGATGAAGCCGCCTTACAAGCAGAGATAATGAAAGGGTTTCAAGCACCGCAGGCTGAACAGGAAGCTCCTGTAGCAGGTGTAGATGCTATGGACACTTCAGGTGCAGGTGGCGGTAATATAGGTGTAGGACAAGCTCCTGTGCCGAATGAACAAGGATTTACAGGTAATGTCGGACAACAAGCAAATACTCAGCAAGCTCAAGCCACTGGTGAACAACAACCGCCAGTGGGAAGCATTCAGTAGTTATATAGATTATCTAATTAGCCAACAAACAAAAACATTAGAACAATCGGATAATACTATACTTATACATCGGTCACAAGGCGCGGTGTTAGCTTTACGCAAATTAAAATATTTAAGGGATGAAATCAATGGCACTAGCTAAACAAACAGAATTTGCTTTTATGAAAGCTGCAAAGGGTACAGATGTCCCTAAACCAGAGATTATAGAATTAGACGAACATATTGATGCATACAAGAAAAAGTATGGATTGACTGATGAAGAGGTAATAGAGATACTTAGGTCGTTTGCACCACCTAAAGCTAAACAAAATAATGAAGGTGGATTGCAGGAACAGGGTGGTACACAAGACCCAGTGTCAGGTAATGATGTTCCTATTGGTTCATTAAAAGAAGAAGTAAGAGATGACATACCTGCAATGCTTAGTGAAGGTGAGTTTGTGTTTCCTGCTGATGTAACTCGCTATTATGGTCTTGATACATTGATGAAGATGCGCCAGAAAGCAAAGCAAGGTCTTAAAGTTATGGAAGCCATGGGGCAGATGGGTAATTCTGAAGAAGCCACCATACCAGATGATATTCCGTTTGATATGGATGACTTAGAACTAGCAGAGGGCGGTGTTGTACAAGCACAGCAAGGTATATACGTACCACCTAATATAAATACAGCTACAACTGGTGAACAACCGGGATTCGGTGTAGCACCTACATTACTTCCAGTAAATCAAACATTTACAGGACAACCTGTTCCAGACGTGGTGCAACCAGTGTTGCCTAATACTCCACCAGTTAAGTCTTTTGAAGACCTTTTAGGTGGTGCTAATTTTGATGAAACTCGTCCCTATATAAATGATGCAGGAGATGTAAGGTTAATAAAATTTAAAAATGGACAGCCTATAGAATCTATACCTGAAGGTTTTAGACCTAGAGGAGCAACAGATACAGTGTACCAATCACCTTCATTACGTGGTAGAGCATCGGGTAGTGGACAGGATTCAGGTTCAGACACCGCAAGACCTGCTATAACTGCTGAAGAAAAAGACAGGGAAGATGAACTATTAAGAGAATCTGCTCAAAGAGATTTACCTCCTAGAGGAGCAGAGTCTTTTAACTACGGTGTAAGAGAGACAGGAGAGCTAGAGCGAGACCCTGAAACTAACCAACTTACAGCCAAGCTTGAAGTAGTACCCACTGGTAAATTTAAAGACTATTTAAGAGCTAGAAGTCCTGCAGGTTCTTTTGGCATTGACTATGCACGTGGGTTTACGGATAATAAAAGTAAAACTTTTAAATTAGACTCCACAACAGGACGTTTAGGTAAAGCAGGAGACTTTATAGACGAAGGAGTAGCTAAAGCTGCATCTGTAATACCATTTGCAAGTCCGTTACTCAGAGCGAGTGATAGAGATATACGTAGGCAAGCTGCTAAAAGATTGGCTAATGAAGAGTACGCAAATGCTGATGAGTATAATACATTAAGAAATATACTTGACTTAGAGCCTATGGAAGCAGGTAAATTTTCTTTGTTCAAAGTAGCAGACGATAAAGAACTTATAAAAAATACAGCTAAAGCTAAAAAAATGAAATATAACCCGACAGCAGCAAAGAACTTTGAAAAAACTAAAAAGACATTTGCAAAAAATTTACAAAAAGAAAGAGCAAAAAATCCGTTTAGTAGAACAGGAACTCCTAGTCAAGACCAAGCTACGCGGTTAAATGAAATGGATGTACAGCGTAAAGGTGGATATGCAAACATGTCTGGCTCTGAAATAGAAGAGCAACAAAGAAAAAATGAAGACAATATGAGAAGAGCAGCAGCTATGGACGCTCAGATGGAAAAAGAAAATAGAAGACGTGCTGAAAGAAGCACTAATAAGCAAGGTGGTAATACAAGCGGTAGCACCTTTTCTGAATCTACGGCATCAGGTACTGGAGAAGAATCTGCAGGTACACACTGTTGCACAGCATCCTACAAACAAAAGACTATGACAATATCAGAAGTAAAAGAGCTTAGACGTTGGCACAGACAACAATCACAAATATGGCAAGATGGCTATGATGTGTGGGGCAAGTATGTTGCAGATGGTTTAGTGGCTAAATCAAAGTGGCAAGCATCTGTTGTAAAATCAGTACATCAATTAATTATAAAAAAGAAGTTGACACTAAAAGGATTGTATGGTATAATGCTTATATCTTCAGGTGTCTATCCTATAGGATTATTTAAAAGGATAATGAGATATGGAAGAATTTTTCAATCAACTTAGAGAACGCTATTTAGCTTTATCCGAAGAAGAGAAAGACGTAATACGTTCTTTAATGGGTACAGAGCAAGGTAGAGTATTAGGTAAGATATTAGGTCCTGAAATAGCAAGCCAAATAAACTTACGTAGACCTGCCCAACCTGTACAACAAAGGCGCGGACTCGGTATGCGCTAATCTGTCAGTCACTAGCTACTCATCCCCCAACTGGCTACGATGACCCTAGAAGGAGAACTCAATGAACGAGACAGTAATGGCTGAAGAGCCAAAACCACAAAAAAAAGCAGCATTCGTTAGTAGGAAATACAATAACGATGAAAAGCGAAAACTCGATGAACAAGAACTTGAAGAGCTACTCAAAGCTCAACAAGGAGAGTCTGTCGAGGAAGAATCTAAAGTGGAGGAGGAACAAGAACCTACTTCTGCTGAAGAGAAAACATTTAAGAAGAGATACTCTGACTTACGAAGACATCAGCAAAAACAAGCTGATGAACTAAAAGCTAAGATTACTGACCTTGAACGTCAGTTAACTGAAGCTGCACGTAAGGAAATGAAGCTACCTAAATCCGAGGAAGAGATAGAAGCTTGGACTAAAGAGTATCCTGATGTAGCAGGTATAGTTGAAACTATAGCCACTAAAAAGGCACAAGAGCAGTCAGTGGCTCTTGAAGAGCGTATAAAAGCCATTGATGAAATGCATGTATCTGCATCAAAAGAAAAAGCTGAAGTCGAACTGTTAAAGCTACATCCAGACTTTAGCGATATACGAGAGAGTGATTCCTTTCACGAGTGGGCTGAACAACAGCCTAAGTGGGTACAGGACGCACTGTATGATAACGAAACAGATGCAAGGTCTGCAGCTAGAGCTATAGATTTGTACAAAGCGGATATGAAAATGTCTGCACCTAAGTCTAAGGACAAAGATGCAGCAAAGTCTGTATCAGTTAAAAATGCTCGTAGCAAACCACAAGAGGACGCAACAGCTTCTTACATGAAAGAGTCTGATGTACAAAAGATGTCTTCTAAGGAATATGAAAAAAGGTCAGATGAGATTATGGAAGCCATACGGTCTGGCAAATTTATTTACGATGTATCGGGTTCTGCTCGGTAATGTAAAAAAAGTGTTGACAAATAGTTATTTTTAAGTATAACTATATGCAACTGTGTGAATTATATCACACTATAAAACAGTCAGTCTTGCGGATTACCTGACAAGCCTAGCCCATTAACATGTAAGTAGCGCAACTTAGATGCTAATGCACCTCTGCAAATCAGCCCCTGTATTAGTCTGGTGAGTTTACATCTGTTAAATGCTAAAGGAGGTA